GTACCGTGCACTTAAGAACAATCTTAAGTTCTACGCAGGTACAGACGCATTCGGTGGAATCGTTAAGAACAACGGTACACTTGCAGATGCAGTTGCTGAAGCGTTTGCTGGACAAGTTCCAGGAAGCACTCAAGCAAACCGTCAGAACTATCTCGACGGTATTGGACAGACATTCGGTGGAGCACGTACAACTCGTGTTCTCGGAATTGAAGTTCAGGAAGTTCCTTACTACCCAGAAGGCTATATCGATTTGACATTCCCTGCCAACCGTGTTTGGGGATTCCAGAGAGATATTACTGTAAACCGTGAGTACGTAGCGAAGAAGGATACAATTGAATATACTGTATTCGTTCGCTTCGGTATTCAATGGGAAGAAGAGGATGCAATTGCATTCGCTGACGCTTCAGCAGATGAGTAATCTGTAGAAGTAACCTTTTATGGGGGGCGGGAGTTCACTCTCCTGTCCCCCTTAATACTTTAGTGATATAATACAAACAAGGAGGATATTATGGAAAACAATGAATATAACAAGCCATTCGTAGCAGAAAATGCACCAGAGCCTATTGTTGCTGAAACACCAGTAGAGCCTGCTGCAGAGCCTGTCGTAGAGCCAGTTGTTGTAGAAGCGCCAGCAAAGGTTGAAGAGCCAGCAGCAGAGCCAGTTCAAGCGCTAGGATTTACAAATACAGGTGCTATTGGATCAATGGCAGCAGACGGTCCAAAGAAGACTGTTAAGCCAGCAAATCAAGATGGAGACAAGGTGGCCATTCACTCAACAAAGAATGTTCGTTGGGAAGAAGTTGGAACACTTTACAGAGGTTACAATATTGTAACAAAAGAGCAAGCAGACAAGTGGCTTACTCGCTCACATGTCCGTGTTGCAACACCCGAAGAAGTAAAAAAGGTTTTAGGGTAATATAGTATGGAGATATTGAGAGTTCCGCCATACGCAGATATACCAGTTACTTACACTATTCCTTCGTCTATCGTAAATGAAGATGTAACTGTTTTAGTAACTGATATGGCGGACCTTTCTGTATCCACACTAGAATTTCCAGAACTTTCTACAGGGGACACTCTAACTATAAACCTTCCTGGAAGGTATGACTCTGAGTATAGGGTAGAAGTAAAAATTATAGATGATGTTATTATTGACGATACATATGAGGTAACTAGACCGTATGTGGATCCGTCCACAAAGGGAAACACTGCTTCTGACATTGCTGCATATGCAGATAGTGAAGGTATAGCAAGAGCAATAATTGATTCAATTGTTGGAGAAGGTTTTTATTATAAGAAAAAGGTTTTAAATTTTACAGGAACTGGATCAGACTATTTACCTATCTGGGATGATGTAAAAAAGGTTTTAAGTGTATACGAAAATAACAAATTGGTAACAGATAGAGAATATGAAGTAACATCTGATAAAACAGCAATTGTTGAAAAGTCAACAGACAATATTAATCGTGCAGAGTCAGCCCCACTTGTTCTGCCAGCAGCGTCTTCGGATTCTCTAGATCCACAATTTATTTACAGAGGATTTGGCAAAACATGGGACTACAGAATAACAGTTGAGTACGGTTACTCCAATGTTCCATCAGATATTGTAAAAGCAACTGAGATGCTTGTTCACGATATAGACTGTGGAAAGTTAGATTATTATAAGAGATTTATTTCTTCGTACAATACAGATCAATATAGAATTCAGTTTGACAAAGGTCTTTTCGAGGGAACGGGAAATATACTTGTAGACAAGATACTTTCAAAGTATACTAAGTCTATTACAAAACTTGGGGTGTTGTAATGACAATATGCGAAACCCCAGACTTTATGTTTCCAATGCAAGCATCTTTGTATCATCCAATAGTTGAGCAAGGTGACTTTGGTGCAATAAAAAAGCAATGGGTTTTAGATAGGGTTATTGCATGTAACTTTAGTTCTGGTGGAACTGCTTTTAAAGAAGAAGTTAAGCCAAATGTTAATATAACCCAACATTCAATTTTAATTGGAAGAGTAAAATCAGACATAAGGATGTCATCCAGAGATGCTAAAAATTCTTTAACAAACATACTAATAACAGATATTAAAGATCAAGAGGGCAACCTGATCTACTTAGAAACATCTGGGCCAAGATCTGGCAAAGGAACGCTGTTTGAGATAGCAACATATGAGCCATTTGTTGGCCCATTCGGAACAGTTGAATCTTACAAACTAGTTATAAGAAGATCAGAAAATCAAACAGGTGATGTATGAGAGCCGTATTTAATTCAGCGCAATTTAAAAAAGAAATGAACAATATGGTAGATTATTCTATGGGATTTTTGGAGGGCATACAAAGAGGTAAGACAGTATTTCTAAAAACAATAGGGGTAGAAACAGTAGAACTTATGAAAGAGTTTATAGATTCTAACGCTAGGGTTAATCCAGATATGCTGCATCATGTTTATGAATGGAATCAGACAGGTAGTCCTAGTGCAAGATTATATGATATATCATATACAACAAGTAATCTAGGTTTGTCATTTAGGTCGTCGTTTCGTCAATCTACTTCAATAAAGAATGGGTCTAGGACTCCGTTTTATGATAAGGCAAGAATAATGGAAGAAGGCATTCCAGTTACAATTAGACCAAGAGTGGCACAAGTCTTGGCATTTGAAGATAACGGAGAAACAGTGTTTACAAAAAATGAAGTAAGGGTAGACAGCCCTGGAGGAACAGAAGTTCAGGGTGGTTTTGAAAAGGTATTTGATATGTTCTTTAATAGATATTTTTCTCAAGCATTTTTAAGAGTAAGCGGTATTGCTAGATATCTTGAGAATCCAGTTGTATATAGAAAAGATATGGCAGCAGGTAAAAGACTGGGCAGATCTAAAGGTTTGTCAACGGGCTATCGTTGGATTGCTAATGCAGGAGTTGGTATTCAGTGACAGCATTAATTCATCATCCACCTACAATTATCAACAAATATCTTGCATCAAAACTAGATATGCCTGAATTTAGCGGGGCCGCATATTTTTTCCCAACTCTTCCAACACAAATAGATGCGTTAACTGAAACATTTCCAGACAGTAATGGAGTTTTTGCTGTGTATGACAGAATGTTTAAAATGAGAAGGGTTCCATTTCCATACATAAAGTGCGAACAACTTTTGTACTATTTCTATGCCACTGGCGATGACGCACAAAAAAAGATGATAATTACTCAGCAGCAGGTAAATGACCTTTTAGATTATGCAGATGATTCGGCAAAAGATCTAAATGAATGGGCAGCAGCAAACCAAGAAGATTGGAACGCAGAATCTAAGCCATGCTTTTTCCACAACTTTAAGATTTATCAACTAGAAGAAACCAGAGACATCGTGGACTTTGGCACAGCCCGTACTTATGCGGGGAATAAGATCATAATAGACTACGATTGGCACCCTGTAAACCCATCATAAAAAGGCTGTATAATTATGGTGAGGAAACAAACCCCCTTTTAATAAAATGAAAGAGGTGAGAATATATGGCATACAGCCGTGGTTCAAGTAGTAACATTATCGTGGGTGCAGCAGCACTCTTCACGCATAATGCAGGTCCAATCGGATACGACTCAGCGCTTGGCAAGATTACTGATGCAAAAGCAGCACTAGATCTTCCAGCAATGACAGCATCCGCAACATCCTACAAGGAAACTTTGTCACTTGATGACGAAAATTACACCAACGTAGGTTATACATCGAACGGTTTGGAACTCGCATTCCAGCCAGATTTCGGTGAAGTAGCAGTAGATCAACTTCTCGACGTTGCTCGTCTATTCAAGCAAGGTATGACAGTTAATCTAAATACATCATTCGCAGAGGCAACACTAGAAAATCTTTTAGTTGCAATTGCAGCAGATGATACAGACCTAGTATCAGCATCAGGACTCTCAACATTGAAGATGTCCGCAGGTGATATTGGTGACGTTCCACTAGAGCGTGGACTAGTAGCAGTAGGACCAGGATCTGGTTCTTCAGCAACTCCAAAGGAAAGAATCTATGTTGCATACCGTGCACTCTCAATTGAGAATGTTACAGTATCAGCAAAGCGTGATGAGGCTTCAATGTTTGAAGTATCATTCCGTCTCCTTCCAAACGATGACGCATCATACGGTAAAATCGTAGATCGTTCACTCGACTAATACAACTTAATAGGACTAGCCCAGACTCACAAGGTCTGGGCTTTTCCATTTGGTATACTTATATAATGGCAACAAGCGTATATGAAAAGAAAAAATTTTCTCTTATTGATGGAACGGTCATTGATGCTGCTCCACTAAAAATAAAATATCTTAGAGAATTTTTAACAAAATTTGAAACAATAAAATCAGCAAAAACAGATGATGAATCAATATCTGTCTTGGTTCTTTGTGCTCTTATAGCAATGAAGCAATATGCTCCATATATAAAAACTATAGATGACCTTGAAGACAATTTAGACTTACCAACAATATATGAGGTTATCGATATTGCAGCAGGAATTAAGATTAATCAAAAATCAGAAGAGCCAGTAAAATCTCAAGCCGTAGATAGCGGATCTTCCTGGGAGACTTTGGATTTAGCAAAATTAGAAGCAGAGGCGTTTTTGATTGGCATTTGGAAAGACTATGAAGAATTAGAACAATCTTTGTCAATGCCTGAATTAACTGCAACAATTAAGGCTAAAAGAGATTTAGACTACAGCGATAAAAAGTTTGCCGCTGCTATGCAAGGTGTGGATCTTGATAAAAATTCAGGGAATAGTAATGAATGGGAAGATATGAAGGCTAGGGTATTTAGTAAAGGTGCAGCAGAAAATGGAAATGATATCCTTGCACTTCAGGGTAAAAATGCAGAAAGGGCTGGTTTTGGAATAGGAATGGGCCTAACCTATGAGGTTATAGAATAGCAAAAAAATAGACTCCGCTATGGTATAATTAACTTTAACCTTATAAGGAGGAATAAATGGCAACTGCCACGGAAGAAAAAACAGTAACTCTCATCGATGGAACAAAGATCAAGGTAAGACCATTAAAGATCTCACTACTTCGTCCATTCATGAAGAAGTTTGAAGATATCGCCAAAGTAGCAGAAGACAATGAAAAGTCAATGACTCTACTTATGGAATGTGTACAAATCGCAATGCAGCAATACAAGCCAGAGTTGGCGGAAGACAAGGAAGCCCTAGAAGAAAATATAGACCTTCCTACAGTATACAAGATCGTCGAAGAGGCATCTGGAATTAGACTTTCAGACGCAACTCTGCTTGGCAATCTTGTAAATAACTAAATAAAGAGGTGTTGATGGATGGCTGATGTTCAATCCAATATTCATGTAAATATTGATACGTCAGATGCTTTAGCAAGTTTAAAACTTCTACAGCGTCAAATATCAGCCTTCCACACACAGATGTCAAAGTCTGGCGCAGCAGCGTCAGCGGTAGCAGCAAATCAAGCACAAAACTTGATGAACAGCATAAATGCTACTGGAAAATTTCAAGCAACCATGCGAACGGTTGCTACAAGTACTGAGTATTTTACTAACGCTTTAGAAAAAAATAAACTAACCTCCAGAGAGTATTTTAGGTATACTGGAGCAGCAACCAAAACTTTTGGTAGACTTTTTAAATCTGAGTTTGAAACAATAAATAAAGTTGCACGAGAGCGTGTAAAAGATATCCAGACCCAGTATATAAAGATGGGTCGTGGGGCAAATGGAGCCCTTCAAGCCATTGCCGTAAGACCTCTCACATTGGACATGAAAAATCTTGCTACACAAACGCAAATCGCAGCACAGAGACAGCAACTATTAAATCAATTACTAAAGCAAGGCTCAACTAATCTATTAAATTTTGGTAAGAATACGCAGTGGGCTGGTCGTCAGTTGATGGTTGGTTTTACAGTGCCATTGATGCTACTCGGATCAACTGCAGCAAAAACTTTCATGAAACTTGAAGAGCAGGCAATTAGGTTTAAGCGTGTTTACGGTGAAATGTTTACTACGCAAGAAGAAACTGACGCAATGGTTAAGCAGATACAGACACTTGCAAAAGAATATACTAAGTATGGTGTTGCTGTTGAAAAGACCATGGAGATGGCAGCAAACGCTGCAGCAATGGGTAAAATGGGTGCAGAACTTACTGCACAAGTTACCGAAGCAACACGACTTGCCGTGCTTGGCGGTGTTGAACAGGAACAGGCTCTTGAGACAACAATTTCTGTTACTAACGCATTTGGTGTAGCAGCAGAAGATTTGGCAAAGAAGATTGACTTCCTTAACGCAGTTGAAAACCAAACTGTTGTATCTATTGAAGATTTAACTATTGCTATTCCTAAAGCAGGACCAGTTGTACAGCAACTCGGTGGCGATGTTGAAGACCTAGCATTCTTCCTTACAGCAATGAAGGAAGGTGGTATTAATGCATCAGAAGGCGCTAACGCACTTAAGTCTGGTCTAGCATCATTAATCAATCCATCTGAAAAAGCATCTAAGATGCTCGCAGGGCTTGGCATAAATATTAAAGGTATTGTTGAAGCAAATAAAGGAGATGTTGCAGCAACTGTTGTAGGATTTTCACAAGCCTTAGATACACTAGATCCGCTTAATCGTGCAAGAGCAATTGAGCAATTGTTTGGAAAGTTCCAGTTTTCAAGACTTTCAACACTATTTAAGAACGTAACTGCAGAGGGCTCTCAGGCAGCCAGAGTTTTGGGATTAACAAAAGCAACAACAGAAGAGTTAGCAATTCTGTCACAGCGAGAATTGGACAAGATAGAAAATACAACAACATATAAGTTTAAAAAGTCTATAGAAGATCTTAAGGTAACACTTGCACCAGTTGGAGAGCAGTTCTTAAAGGCTCTTACTCCAATTGTAGAATTTGCATCTAAGATTTTAGATAAATTTAATAACCTGGGAGAAGGAAGTAAAAAGTTTTTAACTATTCTCACCGTAGCGCTAGGAGCAATTGGACCGATTGCTCTTATGACATTCGGTCTGTTGGCTAACGGACTTGCAAATATAATTAAGTTATTTGCAACAATGAAAACCTCGTTCAACCGTGCTGGCTCATCAACACAGATACTTGGTAACCAAACAGACTATTTAACTCAACAACAACTTGAGGCATCTGCAGTAGCGGCATCATTAGATCAAGTTCACCAAAAACTTAGACAAACCTTTACCTCTGAAACTGCAGCAGTCAATGCACTTGCAGCAGCATATCAAAGGGCAATCGCTTCACAATTAGGATTTACTGGACCAGTAGGTAGAGGTGGAAAAGGTGGCGGTATCCCACAAAGTAGAAGATACTCAACAGGCGTTGAAAGAGTTCCAGGACCAATGGGTGCAGGCGACATTGTCCCAGCATTGCTATCTCCTGGCGAAGCAGTTATTCCTGCACAAGCAGCACAAGATCCAGCAAATAGGCCAGTTATTACTTCTTTAATTAATGATGGAACGGCTGTTCCTAAAACTAAAAAGAAAAGAACTAAGCCAGATACGGTTTTTGCACATGCGACAAGTCCGCAACAAATGCAGACAAAGAATATTTCAGACCAGTTTGGCGACATACGAACCAATCTTGGAGCAAGAGGAATTGAAAGAGCATTAGGATATCGTGGACTTGGGTTTGATATTCCAGAAGAAGTTCACAAGAAACTTACAAATAATACTTTAGATGTAAGAGAATATGAGGCAGAAATAAGAAAGGCTCGTGCTGTAGAGACAATGACTTCTCAGTTAATGAAGCCACCTTCTAATTTAACCGCAGATGAGGCTTCACGAGTAACAAACAAGATTCGTAAAAACTTAATATTATCTTTACAAAATCTTCCAGATGGAACAAAAATAGGTGACAGAGTAATATACTCACGAATGGGTAATCTTAAAACAGGTGTAATGGGTGGTCTTGCAAGAGACCCAAGAATTGCACCAGCAATTGAAAAGATATACTCTGTTGCTGGCATCGGCGCTGCATCTGCTTCAACTATAAAGTATGACGCAAAGAAAATGGCTGTTGAAGATCTTATAAAAAATATAAGAACTTATGCTCCAAACACTAACCCATCTGTTGTTTCTGCAATAGAGGATCTTGCTAAAAAAGCCCCAGGAATAATGCTTGATGTTAAGCGAGATGGTGACAAGGTTGTTGCATACGAAAGACCAGAAGTTAGTGGAAAGAAGAAGTCTAAAAATCCAAATGACTGGACATTAACAGATAAAAGAAATAATGGTTCTTTAGTACAGGATAAAAACGGAAACTGGGTATTTAAAACTGGAAGATCTGGTGGAGACACTGGTGCAGTAAAGATTGGCGGTACTGCAGGAAAAAAACTTCTTGAAAAAGCAAGAGCAGCACTACAAGGCTTAACCGCAGAAGACATTGATGGCAGACCAATTACCACATATGGCAAGCAACTTGAAAAGGGTACTGGATACAGCAATGTTGCTGCTCGTGATGCCTCTGGAGTGTTCCTAACAGAAGACGGTAAAAAGGTTTATGTAAAGCCAATGCCTGATTTGCGAGCAGCGCTTGCAGAGCAAAGAGCAACAATAATAGCAAGAGAAGTACATGGGCTTGAGGCTCCAAAGCAAGAACTTAGAGTTATTAAGGATCCATACACTGGAAAAACAATGTTTGCTCTTGAGTCTGCCTATGATCCAAAGTTTACTCCAAAAGAATTGTCAGGCAATTTTAGCAGAGAAGAATATTTCAGACAACTGGTTGCAGCAAATCTTCGTGGCGATGACGACCTAAAGAAAGGAAACTTAGGCGGAAATAGGTTAGTAGATGTTGGCAAGGCTGGCGTACTAGATGGAGCGTCTGGACCAAGAGGTTACGCAGAAAGAATGCCATCAATGCTTGAAATGGCAGAAAAGAATTTAAGTGGAGTTAGGGGTCCAGCAGCAGGCAAATCACCATTCTGGTTTGGAAATGCAACGGCAGATATTGCAAAGAATATGACTCCTGATGAATACCAACGCAAAGCATAATGCCATTCTAGTAAAGCCCGATGAATTGGTTGAAGATGAAGATGGAAAAACAGAAAAGCCAAAAACAAGAAGAAAAACTAGAGGCGTTAAGTCAGGTAGTCCAAAAGATACAAGAGAAATGAATAAGCCCAAAAAGGGTAAGAGAATTGTTCAAGGTCCTAGAGGTGTAAGGGTTCCTGGTTTTGCAGATGCTCCAGAATCAAGCAGTGCAATAGGTTCATCAATAGTTGCTGGAGCAAAATCTTCTATAGCAGAGGCTAAGTCAACAGGACAAAAAATTGGATTAACTATTTCCCAGTCTGCAGCAGCAGCATCAAGAACAGCGCTTTATGGTAGTGGGCCAGTAGATGCTAATCAAAAATCTCTTCGTCGTAAATTAGAAAAGTTAGAAAGAGATAACAAGAGATTAAATAAGATAGCAGCGCAAGCGCCAGTTCCTCAGCCAGTGGTTGCTGCAAACATGGCACAAGATGGACAAAGAATGACACCATCTGGAAGAATTAAATCCTATATTCAAAGAAGAGAAGATAAGAGGGCCGCAAGGGTCGCAGCAGGCAAGGGACCTGGTATGGGTGTCGGAGGCGCTGCTATGGCTGCCTCTGGAATTGCAATGCTAGGATCCATGGCCCCAGGCAAAGTTGCAGAAATTTCTCAAAAGATAATGATGCCTTTAATGGGTCTTTCAATGATTTTGCCTATGCTAAAGAGCCCAGTAATGGCAGTAATTGCAGGGCTTACAGCAACAGTTGGAGCATTTATTGCATTAAGAATGGCATTTAATAGTGCTCAAGAAAAAGTTTTGCAAGAGGCAGAAAAGTTTAGAGGGTCTACATCAGCAATTCAGAGCATAGCAAAGTTTGGCGGTAAAGTAACTGCATCAGAACAAATGGATCTAAGAAGAAAGAACTCGTTCTCAATGCTAGGTCCAGCAACAGGCAAAACAACATACGGAGAGGCTTTTGCTCAAACAAAAGAAGGAAAGGCTTTAACTGAAAATATAGCAAAACAAAATGCAGCAGGAAAGGGTGGTCAGGTAGTTTCTGACTTGACAAGCCAACTTTCAACTGCAGTAATGTCTGGAGCAATGGATATTAATCAAGCAAAGAGTCTTGCAATGAATGCTGCTAAAGAAGCAGGAGATATGTCTATAGGTCTTAAAGTTATTGCACAAATGGAAAAGGTTCTTGGACCAAACGGAGAGGATTTAGATAAAAACCCTCTTGAAGTTAGAACAAGAATGATTGCCGAAAATCAAAAGAGAATGCAGTCAAACATGTCAAACATTGAAAATGCTGGCATGATTACTAAACTTGCTGGACAAAAAACAATGCAAAAGGTAGGCATAGGCGCATCTGCTGCAGGTGGCGCAGCGATAGGAGCAACACTTGGTGCTGCTCTTGGAAGCGTTGTCCCAGTTCTTGGAAATGCTGTTGGAGCAATAATCGGTGGCGGTATCGGTGCTGCAGCAGGAGCAATTGGTGGATATTTTGCCTCAAAGAAATTTACTCAACAGTCCGCACAACTTGGAGCAGCATATGCAGTAGATGCTAAAATTGCAATGGAGCAAAATAAGCAAATGCTAGATTCATTTGATTTGTATATGGAAAAGAAAGTTGAAGAGTTAAGACTTCAAGGAAAAATTAATGAAGCAAATGAATTGCAAGAAAAGTTAATTGACAAAAGAAATGATTTAACAGCAGCACAAAGAGTTATTCAAGAAGATATTGTTTCTCAGTACAACAGTGCTGGTGGTATGCAAGAGTCAATGATGAGTGGTATGAAAAAGGCTGCCAAGGCTAGATATAAAGATAATCCAAATGAAATTGCTTACATGGATGTTGTTGGTGCACAGGCAGGACAACTTCGTAAAGATGGCGCAATAGATAAAGGTCAAGAATTTTTAATTCAGGCAAAAATGGCAAGTGGCGATATTCCTCCATCAGTCTTTAGACAACTTCTTCAGATGGCAACAGATAACAAAGACATTGCTCCAAAGATGATGAATATTATAACAAAGTTTAGTGGTGCTACATCTGAATCAATTGGTGTTGCTGCTCAAAATATTCTTAACGCTAAGGGAGATATTGACAAAACAGTACAGGCACAATTTATTACTAAAGTTTCAGCATTTGAAGAAGATTCAGACGCACTAGACTTTGCTAAAAATATGATTAAGTTAAACAATTTAAACGCAGTTATACCGTCTAATGTTTTGGTTAAATACTACACAGAAAATGATGCAGCCTATCAACAACTAAACACAATGCTTGACGCCATTGAAGGCAAAAAAGATTTAACAGCAACCATGGTGTACGAAATTATTCCACAGGTTAAAGGAACTAATGCATTTAATGAAGATTACTTTAATACTTTAACAGAAGACCAGCAAAAGGTGTATACAACAACAATTGCTTCAGTTATTAATGTTCCAGATCCACAGATTGTTGCAACTGACGACTACCAGACATGGCTAAAAGAAAACACAGTAATTGAGGGTAGAACATACGGTGGAGCACAGTATAAGGGGCTATCGCAGGCTGCTTTAATTGCTCACTATAAAGAACAGCAAGGTTTCAAGGCTGTAACTGAGGGAGCATCTATAACAGCAAAGGCTCCAGTTGGTGGTGGCGACAAGAGTAGTGGCAATAAGCCAAAGTCTTCGCCTTTAGATGATTTGGTAAAAAGGTTGAGAGATGTTCGTAAAAATCAGATTAAGGTTACAGAAGGTTTTGATGCATCGTTTAAATCTTTAAATAAATTATTTGGTGGCAAGAAAACTATTGATATTTTCGGCGGTATAGAAAATGACATGAGAAGATTGGGAGCAGGAGAAGACCTAATTGAACTCATCGTCGGCATGGATCCAAAAGAGTATGAAAAACAAAAGAATAAGTTATTTAAGTTTGATGAAAAAGGAAATATTATAAAAATAAAAGATGGCGCTAAGAGCATTGGAGATGCCCTTCAGTCTGTCAAACTTGGAGAGTTTGTTAGTGAACAACAAAAAATGGCTAATCAAATAGGTGATCA